TGTGACTGTTGTACAGAAAGAACACGACGTGCATAATATACACGCTCAGTTGCAGTATCTGTTGTTGAAGTTGGTGCTTGACCAACTGCAATTAGCTGACGCTCTGTTGGTGCTTCACCAAGAGCTCCACCTGCGATACCTAGCTTCTTACCAGAATCTGTAAGTGTATCTGACTTCTGACCAAATACGGCAAGAACGTTCTCAAGAGTACCTTCTGCCATTTCTGTTGCGATCATAACTTCCATTGACTCCTTGAAAAGCTTTGCTGTATCAAGAAGCTGATCTACTGTTACTGAACCGTATGATGGGTTGTATGTAACCTGAAGACCGTTATTTGTGTAACCTACGTTACGGTAAAATGCACCCTTTGTGTCAAGGGCTGGTGATACCGCACCAGTTGCTGCTGTTGTAACATCAACCTTGTTCAAAGAATCTGTGTAAGACTCTCCTGTTTTAAATGCTGGGACTGTCTTATTCTTGTTTGCTGCAAATGCGTTTAGTGTTCCTGCTGGTGCAGAAACTACATAATCTGGGCTGGTGATGTCTGTTACTGAAAGAAACAGTGGAGACGCACCGACAAGAATATTTCTAGCATTACCAATATTTTGTGCCATGTTGTAAAACCTCCTGTTAAATAAATATATATATATTGACTTACTTTAAATCAAGCTGGCTAGGCTCATTTCCTCTTATGTCCAATTTTACTGGATTAACCCTTTAAAAGCAACTAGGCAAATCTACCTAGTCCGTCGGTGACTCTGGAGTACTTGACCTCTAGTATTACGTCTGATGACAAAAAGCCCTGAAGTTCAAGGGATGGGTCAATTGGAGAAGTTTCTGTAATATGAATGCTGTGGAAAATTAATTTGTTGGTGGTCTTTAAAGAATTGACATCTTTTGCAGATTCGTCCATTCTTCTAAACAGGTCAGTCATTAGGTTTCTTATCTCATATATCTCTGTTATATCTGTTGAGTATATGGTAAACAAAACCTTTTCGCAGCATATCAGCCAGTTCTCTTCATAGGACATTCCGATCTTGTCATATACGATATGCTTTTTACCGTTTAGGAATTGATCCATTTCTGGTAATTGCTGAACTGGAATAATAGGTACTATCTCAGATCCTAGATTATCTGAGTAGTAGTCGTCTGGATCAAATAGTCCAGTAAGTTTTAATTGGGTCCACAAGAACTTGCGAAGCTCAAACATTGCGTCTATTTTATAATCTACTGTCATAGTGACCCTCCAAATGATGAGCTTAATGCTGCATCTGCCTGCACTCTTATTTTACCAGCACTGAAGCTATACTGCACCTTTTTAATATTAGTTGGTACACTCAATGCTCTTGCAATCTTAGCATTAAATATTCTTTGAAACCCTGAAGACTTTATTGAGGAGTTTACTGGTTGACCTCCAAAGAATCTTCCGTATGTGAGTGCAAATTGATTTGTTGCAGCCTTGCCTCCTGGCCTCTTGACTGTAACTGAGGTGCCTTTGGGCATAAAGACTGTTGCACCATCTAATTCAAATACTAGGCGTTCTGCGGATCTTGGTCGAATTACTATGGGCATTCCTTCTTCCATTACGGAAGCTTTATTAGCAAATACATATCTATTCTTTTGTTTTTTATTTTTAGACGGTACTGTTGATTTAGATAGTTTAAAATCACGGCCTACTCTAAATGAAAGGCCTTCAGAATCTATTAGATATAGGTTGAAAAGCCTTGCTGTTGGGTTGCCAGTTTTATTCCACTCGTATACATGGTGAAGGCTTTTAGGCTTTACTCTTGCTTGGGCATCAACGTACTGACCAAAATCTTTTTCTATTTGATTAAATATGGTTGTTTTAAATAAATTTTTAAATTCAGCATTTGTTGTTAGCTTGGCAATAACAGCTGCTTCATAATACAAAAATGCAGATACTTGAGCCACGGTGCTATCTTTTATTACTCCTGGAACTGATCCTGCCATCAATCTTTCAAGACCGCTGGCTGTTTGTAATAATGCTACGCTACTGTCCAATTACCTGATTCTCCGATCTTTTAACGGTTGTATTGTAACCAATAATTCCGCCCATCGGCTCTGTAATTGGAGTAACTCCCATTACTTCAAATACTGTTGGCGTGTTGCTTGGAAAGTTAATCTCTTCCCAAATAACAGTTCCGTCTAAATTTCTAATGTTTGTAACCTTTTCGTTAAATACTAATTTGGATGTAGTTCTTATTTGAATCATCTGCTCATTAACATATTTGTTTGAAAAGGTCTGCTTGTCTCCAGATCTGCTGGCTGTAGAATTACTAATAGTTCCTTTTGCGCTGCATGCAACTGTTCTATTAAATTGCCAGTCTTTCTTTAAAGATCCCGTCGCTGGGTCCTGTGTTTCAAATTGCCTATATACATCAATAAGCATTGGAAGAACGGAGTCGACAAGATCATACATTAGATAAGGACCATTTGAGATATAACATGTGGAGCAAGCAATTGATCTGCATATAGATTGCCAGTTCCTTTTGATGCTGAGCTGTTATATTCAAAACTCCAGTCAAATGTCTTAATGGATTTAATGTACTTATTTCTCCAGACTTTGTCCTTTGAGAAATAGTCTTTCATTAGTTCAACTGTTGCCATCTGCACTTGAGCGGGAACTAAATCCCATCCAAATTCGCCAACGATCTTATACTTAACGTTCTTAGAAAAGACTCCATTATATGTATCATTAATTGTTGGAGGAACTAAACCATTTGCAACATATACTGAATTGTCTAATAGGTTTACTCTATTAACTCTTATTCCAAAACCTGTTTCTGAAACAATTGGGTCATATAGCCAGTTGTTTACCTTTGGTGTAGCAAGGTTATCTACAAGAAGTATATCGTTAGAATAAATCTGGTATATCCGATTTATTTTAGATGATAGGGGTAGAGTATCTGATTCGTCTCCGTATATAATCTTTGTGTCTGGATACAGGTAGAATTCTTGCTGAGTGTATTCTTCAATTAATTTTCTTGCATATCTCTCAGCCATCTGGAGGTCTGAGTATGTCTTGTAGTTAGGATCACTTGGATCCGACCCAAAGTTTAATTCATCTATTTGCTCATTGATAGAAACGTATGGGGTTACAACATTCACATAAGTTGTATGAGTTCCCACTGTTGATCCAGCTACTGCGTATTCCCAGACGAGCTTTAGCTTTCTGGGATATGCAGAATAGGAAAACGGTAGCACAACTTGATATGTGCCGACATCTGTTTCAACGGCTGTTCCTGTTAGAGTAAGTAATAAATTGGTAGAAGATATAACGTTAGCAGGGTTTTGAGTAATGTCATAAACCTTTGCCGTTACGTTACCCGTAGGGGATGCTAATTCACCCTCCCAGTAGATCTTTGTTCTGATCGGTGAATTGCTGTTTACATATATCTCTGCCATTTTATAAGCTTAGATTAGTTGTAATACTCCTGAACTTCCTTTGGAGTTGCTAATCTAAAGCCCTCCTCCTTATCAAAAATTTCTTGAGCATTTTCTTCTGTCATTGCAATAAAAGGGTGCTCTTTTGTAAATGTAAATCCAATGATATCGTATCTGAAGTTTTCTCTAGTCATTCGAACTAGAACCGTATCTTCTGGCTGAGCATCTAGGCTAAATCTAGGAAGAATCTCTTCTGCGTCTTCGTTAAATTCATCTGTTGCGTCTTCGATATCTTTAATAGTTTTTTGATAGACAGACCATGTAACTCCCTCTTCTGCAAGGGCGGCAACGATATCTGCCTTACTCTTAATTCCATCAGTATCAACTGCAAAGTCCTCTGCAATTTTTCTGAGTTCTGCGACCTTCAATGTCTCAAATGACATATTATCTCCTTTGTTAGGTTCTTCAATTATAGCATTGATAAATTAAAATGAAAAGCCCCTAAAATTAATTAGGGGCCTTTCGAGGGTTTTATCTTAAATTAATTAAGAAGCAACCTTAACGTTCTTTACAACTACCCAAGCGTCTGCCTGCTCGATTTGAACTCCAACACGAGTATACATTGTGTACTCGATTGTGTCCTTACGTGGCTGGAAGAAGCGGTAAACGGTTACGTCACGCTTGATACCAATAACTACGTTATTTGGGAATGTCAAGTGGATATCTCCGTGTGAACCTGTTGGTGTTGCGTATGTACCAGTCTGTGTTTCATTAAGAAGTGGAACTTCAACAATCGGAATACCGAATGCGAATGGTGCCACGTATCCTGCTGGTCCACCTAGTGGTGCAACTCCACCACGGATAACGCTTGAAGCGATATCTTGTGGAATTGTTTGGTTTGTTCCAATGCTGTTAGCATATAGGAAATCCTGAATCAAGTTTGATCCAGCAAGGAAGCGAAGGTCTCCACGACGTTGCTTGTACTTACGTGGCATAGCCTTAAGTGCCTTGTTGAATACTTCACGTGATACTGCGGCTCCTGCTGCGTCTACGACACGGCCTGATGCCTTTGCCTTCTTTACAACGCCATCGAATGACTTGTAAAGACCGTCTGCTGTTAGAAGTGTGTCACCGTTAAGAATAACATCTTCGATGTCATTTCCTGCTTGTGTTGCCATCAAACGTGCAATGTGATCTTCTAGATCTGCACCTTCGATGTTATCTTCTAGAGACTCTGTTGAAAGCTCCCAGTCCATGCGGAGTTTCTTTGTTGTTAAAGAGATTTTTGAGAAAGTTACTGGTGCATTTACACCAGTGTTGTCTGCCTCGGTTGCAAGCTTCATAAGCTTCTCACCAACGGACATACGGTCAATCTCGGCTGTGTCTGACTTCATACGAACTGTACGTGCGACCTTACCGATAACGGTTGCGTCGAACATATAATCAAGGAAGCGAGCAGACTGCTCTGGGTTGAGTAGTCCACCGTTGCCATTTTCAGACGCTACGTGTACTCCTGTTCCACCAGTTGCTGAACCGAATCCTGTTGATACCTGAGTACCAGCTGCTACGGCCTTTTCTAATGTTTCATTGCTCATTTT